GCGTCGAGGTCGTCGCTCTGCACCTGCACCGGCACGGGCTCGAAGCCCTGCTGCGCGTCGAGGATGTTCAGCGTCAGCGCGTTGGGGCGGGTCTTCTCGCTGCTGAAGTCCACCTCGAAGGTGCCCTCGATCATGTTGCTGGCCGTCAGCACTCCGATTGGCTGCCGTGGCCGCGAGTACCGGACGCTGAGGCTCCGGCCTACAGGGACCGGCGCTGCTCGCCCCACAGCGCACACGCTGAGAAGGGCATCCCAGGCCGAGCCGGTCGTGTCGAAGACGCCGTTGAACTCGTATCGCGCCTGGCCTCCCTCGACGATTCCGCCGTTCAAGTCGGTCGGCGTGAGGATGTCGGCCCCGAGCCGCTGGCCGCTGGTCCAGGGGTCGGCCTCTGTCATCCGGTCCCAGTAGCACTTGACGGTCCACACGCCGCCCAGGAGCTGCGCCTCGACGATCTCGTAACCCGTGCCGGGCTCGCTGTCGATGTCGTTGTTCACGCCGGGCGTGGCGTCTGTCGGGAAGCCTGAGAGCCTCAGCGAGTAGCCCTGCTTCCAGGTGTCCGGCAGGACCTCAAGTTCCGCGATGCCGATCTCGAACCAGATCGCGCCCCGAACCTCGCCGGAGTCGGGGTCGGAGGTGGTGTTGTCGAAGTAGATGTCGGCGTTCGCGACCAGGCCGGGGTTCGCGATCACGCTCTTCGGGCGTCCGTCGTAGACGACCTCGTCGCAATACTGCGCCCAACCGGCCCACTGTTCGAGGTCGATGTCCGTCAGCTCGTAGAAGCGCCCGAGCCCGTACCGCTTGTTCAGCACGACGTCTAGCGCGACCCAGGCCGGGTTCGCCGTGAACGTGGAGACGGTCGTCGGCAGGGTGAGGCTGATGCCGTCCCACACGGGAACGGGCCTGCCCTGCACGACGGCGGTCGTCGTCGGCAGCCCTCCGTTGAGCTGCTCGCTGGAGTCCACCTCGATGCCGAGGATCGGCGTGTTCGGGTAGGCGAAGTTCTGGCTCAGGACGCTGCTGATTGCCTGGACTTCGACGTTGTTCGAGATGCTGGCCCTGTTGCTCCGCTTCGTCGTGCGGAGAATCTCGACGCGCCACCTGCTTCGCTTGTACGCGCCGGCTGCGCCCACGCGGACGACGCCGCCTGCGCTGCCGGAGGTCGCGCCGGAGTTCAGCGTCGGGACTGCGGCCCACCACTCCTCCGCCGTCGAGAACGTCGACGTTCCGGTCGCGTCCTCGAACGGCGCTCGGAAGCACATGAACGGTGCGTTGCCGGCGACGGGTCCGGGGATGCCGAACCCGTTGTTGTACTCAGAGGCAGCGAAGGTCTGGTCGACGAAGAGGTTGTAGCACTTGAACTCATCAGCACTGAACGCCCCTCCGGCGACAGCGCCCCCTGTGTTGCCGAGTACCAGAGGCGCGGAAGGCCAGCGGCAGCGGAGGGAGCGCGTTGCCCAGTTGGCCTGACTTGAGTCCGGCGTCAGGCTGACGCTCTGCCCGTTCACGAAGATCTGAATGCTCGTCGCCAGACTGTTCCCGCCGGCTCGGAATGATGCGCCGATGTGCAGCCACTGACCCACGGCGCTTGCGTCTATTCGGCCCTGCTGCGGTGTCGGCGGAGGCGTGTCCGGGCTGTAGAGGGTCGTCCCGAAAGCGGACGTCAGGCGAGGGGTTCCGGCGCAGTATCGGTATTGGTCGCTTCCGCGAAAGAGGTCCACCGTCAGCACAGGGACGGTGGAGGGCGAGCCGCTTGTGCCTTGAAAGGTGATGTCGACGACTGACAGCTTGAAGCCAGCTCCGGTCGCGGTGTGCGTGAGGATCTCCTGCGCTCCACCTCGGGTGAAGTTGAACCACCCGAAGAATCCGAAGTATGGGATCTCGCTGCCTGGCGCGTAGCCCCCCACGCTCGCGGCATAGCTGAGACTGCTCCCCGAGGCCGCAGTCGTCAGTGCCTTGTTGCCAGGGGTCGCAGGCGTGCTCACCTGCGGGTCCTCGAAGCGGTAGCTGTCCTGGACCTGAAAGCCTTCTCGCTGCGCCAGTGCGATCGGGTCAACGACGGGCAGGCGAACATAGCCGTCGCCGTTGTAGCCTCCGGTGACGATCGGGTTCCCCGTGTTGTCCAGCTCGATGTATCGGATCTGGTAGCCGAGGAACGCGGACTGGGTTGCGCCCGAGCTTGTGTTCTGCGCGTAGTACCCAGCGGCAAAGCTGAGGGTCCACACAAAGCCGTCGATGACCTCCGACGCGAAGTCATATGCGACTGCGCTCTCCTCCCAAAGCGGGTCGTTGACGGAGGTGAACTCGTCGTCGTTGGCGGTGCTAAACCCGGTGATGAGGCTGGCCGTCTGCGCCGGCGTGAAGTTGCCGAAGTCGTCCTCGGGCACCGTCAGGTCGGACTCGACGGGGAACGTCACCCTGGTCTCGTTGAAGCCTGGAACGGACTCCTGCTGGTTCGAGCCCATCCGTAGCCACACTCGGAGGTCCGGCGTGTTCTGAGCGTTGTTCCCGTTGATGAAGACCGTGTTCGGGATGTCGCCGCCCGTCAGGGGTACGGTCGCCGGTGTGTCGACGTTGATCCCGCCGATTCCCGTGATCGGCCCTTCCCCGAAGCCGATGAGCTGCCTCAGCGTGCTCTTGGGCGGCAGGCCCTGCACGCTCACGAACTCGTTGATGATGGTGCCTCCGACCTTCATGGTCCCGTAGATCACCGGCAGCGGGTTGCCCTCGGCGCGGTCGTTGCTGATCCCGGCGAACCCGTAGACAGCCGACGACTCGTCATCCCGCTCCAGCTTCGGCTTGGGTGCCGGGAAGAGCAGCGCGAACGCGGCGCTGATGGCAATCGAGATGAGGAGGTTCTGGGCGACCGCAGCTACTGTGATCAGGTCCTCGGGGACCCGGAAGACGATCACCATGTCGTCCTCCTTCAGCTCGTAGCTGTCCGGCTCCTCGATGCCGTTGACCCTGACCGAGACAGCGCCCCAGTTGTCTGGCCGGAGGCTGGCGACTGTGGCGCCGGTCTCCGCTGCGTAGATCTCCCGCTCGTCGCAGCGGAGCGGGTTGCTGATTCGGACGACTACAGGCACGCCGCCTCCGGGTCGCGGTAGATCCCTTCAAGGTCGCGTACCGTGCTGAGGCGCTGGGCGTAGACGCCGTAGCCGGTCGCCGCTGAGACCACGAGCGTCGGGCTCGTGGCCGCCACGCCGCTGACATGAAGGCCGTCTCCTGCAAAGCTCACCACCACATCGCCCAGCATCGCGGGTCCCTCGACTCGAATCCAGTTGTGCGTCGGCTTCTTGAGGAGAGAGAGGAATCGGTCCCTGGCCGCCTCCCCGTGCGCTCGGGCAACGATCTCGGCGGTCGCCCCGAAGCAGTCGAGGCAGCCGTCGCCTGGGTCGTAGCTGCCGGCCTCGTAGCGGAGCGCAAGAAGGTCGTCGTACCGCATTGTGCCCATCACTGGCCGGCCCTGGGGATGCCAGGGAACGCGCCGAACCTGGCCGGGTGCTGCCGGGCGAAGCCCTGGGCGACCTCGTCGTCTCCTCGCTCTTCGCAGTTCGCCTGGGTCTTGTTGCAGGTAGCGAAGCCGGCGCTGGCGATGCCGGTGTTGTAGCCGCACTCCGCCGACCCAAAGATCCACCGGCACCTCCGCCGGCTGTGGATGAAGGGCGGGAACTGGAGCTGGTATAGGTTGAACGCCGAGATCTGGAACACGACGGCCTCGGTCTTGGTCGAGGCGGAGACGATCTCGCCCTCCTGCAAGACCGCCGGCGTGCCGCTGGCGATGTCGAGTGAGCTGACAAGCATGATCCGAACAGGCAGCCCGACAAAGCCGTCTGCGGCGTCCATCGCTGCGCCGATGATCGGGCCGGCGTTGCCCAGGGTCACGGAGATCGTCGGCAGCGATCCGTCCGTGCCCTCCTCAACGGCGCCGTGAGTGATTGGCGCCGGGGAGTAGACCAGTGGCTGCCCGGTCGCGTTCAAGCCGAACTCGACGCTCTTCGTGAAGCTGGTGAGGCGGTAACGCTGCGGCGGGTCGTCGTTGGTCTGAAGCTCGTAGAGCCAGATCCAGGGCGCTTGCACCTCAAGCTGGTTTGCGTGCAGCCCGACGTTGTTGCCAAAGGTAGACGAGACCGCAGCCGCGATGACTGCTGCCGCCTCGAATGCGCCGGGGTTCGCGGAGCCGGTTGCTCGGACGACGCCGAGGATGTCGAGCTTGGGTACTCCGGCGGTGGAGGTGCCTGCGCCGGCCTGCCAGACGGCGTTGGACTCAAGGTCATAGAGCTGCCCGGTGTCCGCATCGTAGATGGCGAGATCGGTGCCCTGAGCGAGGTAGTCCGTCGTCGGCGTGATCGGGTAAGGCGAGCCCTTCAGCGCGGCAGGGAATACATGGGTCGCGCTTGTCTGCGGACCGAGGTTGTTCGAGCCCAGCACAGTGCTGGTGCCGCCTCCACCTTGGTCACGGAGGTCCTCTCCCGCTGCAAGGATAAGGTTGTTGGTGAACGTGAAGGTCGTGTCGTCCGTATTGCTGTAGATGTCAAAGGCACGGTTGGCGCAGGTGATCGTGCAGTTCGTGACGGTGTATCCCTTGTCGCTTGCGCCGTAGTTCCACAGACGGAACCCATTACCGGTGCCATCCAAGACGCAGTTCCTGACTTGCACCGGGGAGGATGCAGAGTCTGAGGTAGAGGTCTGGGTTGATTGAAACAGGACCCCAGAACCTGCGGATCGCAGGATGCAGTCACTGAAGACGATGCCTTCTGTTCGGCTCTGTGTTTCGGCTGTCCGCCCGGTTGCCCCGCTATCCGTCCAGTCAAACTCTAAGCCCTCGACAGCAGTGAATGGGTCGTTGACGCCGATGCACACACTGGACAAAGCAAGGTTGCCGAATTGGATTCGAACGCCCGCGCCAGGAACCCCGCCGTGCTCGCTGCCCGCAGCGGCCTTGTAGGTAATGTTTCTCGTCGCGTCCGTCGTGAGCGAACTGTTGCAGATCACGCTCTCCGAGTACGTCCCCGCATCCGCCTCGAAGACGATCCGCTCGTTCTCGAACACGAGGTCCGCGCTCCCGC